AAAACTCTTTCTACTAACGCATTGGTAAAAGATGCTGCTTGTGACTTCGCTGACCAAAGCACAGTTACTCTTGCAGAGAGAATCCTACAACCAGAAGAGTTCCAAGTAAACCTTGAGCTTTGTAAGAAAGATTTCCGTTCAGATTGGGAAGCAGTAGAAATGGGCTATAGTGCATTTGATACATTGCCTCCTTCTTTTGCTGATTTCTTATTGGGTCATATTGCTGCTAAAGTAGCACAGAAGACTGAAGAGACTATCTGGCAAGGAACGAATGCAACTGCAGGAGAGTTTGATGGTTTTGAAACATTGTTAGCTGCTGATGCAGGTGTAATTGATGTAGTAGGTACTTCAGTAACTGCTGCTAATATCATTACTGAAATGGGTAAGGTAGTTGATGCTATCCCTACTGCAATCTATGGTAAAGAAGACCTATACATCTATGTATCTTCTAATGTTGCTCGTGCTTATGTTCGTGCTTTAGGAGGATTCGGTGCTTCTGGTCTTGGTGCTAATGGTGTCAACAACGAAGGAACTACTTGGTTCAACGGTGGAGACCTTGCATTTGATGGTGTAAAACTATTTGTATGTTCTGGTATGAGTGACAACACTATGGTTGCTGCTTTGAAGTCTAACTTGTTCTTCGGTACAGGTTTACTTTCTGACCACAACGAAGTGAAGTTAATTGATATGGCTGACCTTGATGGTTCACAGAATGTTCGTGTAGTAATGCGTTTCACTTCTGGAGTTCAATTTGGCATCGCTGCTGACTGTGTACTTTACAGTTAAGAAATAGTTTAATTAATAATTTAAAAGGGGCAGGTAGGCTGATGCTTGTCTGCCCTTTTTTAATAAAAATATAATAATATGGCTTGTGATTTAACAAAAGGTCGTGCGTTACCTTGTCGTGATTCAGTTGGCGGTCTAAAAGCAGTCTACTTTGTAGACTTTGGCGATTTAGGTGCTATTACTGTTTCATCTGATGAAGTAACGGATATGACAGGAACATTCTCTGCTTTCAAATATGAACTAAAGGGTTCATCTTCAGTAGAGCAAACATTAAACGCTTCACGCGAAAACGGCACAGTATTCTTTGACCAAGTTGTTAACCTTACTTTACCACAGATGAGTAAAGAGGATAACAATGAAATCAAGTTGTTGGCTTATGGTAGACCACACATTGTGGTAGAAGACTATAACGGTAACGCTTACTTGGTAGGTAGAGAACACGGAGCTGATGTAACAGGTGGTACAGTTGCTTCTGGAGCTGCTATGGGAGATATGAGTGGTTACACTTTATCTTTCTCAGCTATGGAAAAGACTGCTGCTAACTTTATTGCAGGTGCAGTAGATGGTAATCCATTTGCAGGTATGGCTGCTGCAACTGCAACTATTGTAGTTTCATAATAAAGTAGTATATTTGCTTAACACGACATAGGTGTTTTGGTTTTAGTTAGGGGTTGCTCGTAAGGGTAGCCCCTTTCTTTTTGATAACACTTTGCCTATGTTATGGTTAACCTACTATGCACATAGTAAGCACAACAGATAAAAAGATATACTTCGTACCAAGAGCGTTTGATTTAAGCGTTTCAGTAAAGATTACTGACGAAGAAACAAATGTATCAACAACGGAGTCTTTAACGGCTACGAGAGAGGCTAATTACCTACACATCACGCCTTCTTACACCTTCATTGAAGGTAGATACTACACATTAAGAATAACAGGCTCTAACGAGATATACAGAGGTAAGGCATACTGCACTAACCAAACGAATCTTGAGCAGTTCAGTATTAATAATGGTCAGTTCACTTACTTTGAGGATACTGATAATGATAATCAATATATATACCGATGAGTGAGATACGAATCGTGAACCTTTCATCCTATACTACTCCTACAGTTGTTGAAGACAATCGTAAGGAATGGGTAGCTTATGGTTCTGATAACAATTACTACACCCACCTTATAGATAGGTATAATGGTAGTGCAACCAACAATGCTATTATTAATGGTATGTCGGTTATGATATATGGTAAGGGCTTACACGCAACAGATGCACAGAGAAAGCCAGACCAATATGCACAGATGAAGTCTTTATTTTCTCGTCAATGTATGAGGAAGGTGACTTTTGACCTTAAAGCATTGGGACAAGCAGCATTTCAAGTTATCTACAACAAGGACAAGAGCAAGGTAGTACAGGTGGAGCATATGCCTATTGAGACTTTGCGCTTTGAGAAGATGAATGAGGATGGTGAGATAGAAGGATACTTCTACTCTAAGGATTGGACTAAGATACGCAAGAGAGGCTATGAGCCTGTACGCATTCCTGCTTTTGGATATGGAGCAAAGGGTGAGGCTTTAGAGATATACTGCATTAAACCTTACAGAAGTGGTTTCTATTACTACTCACCTGTAGACTATCAAGGTGCTATTCCTTATGCTTCTCTTGAAGAGGAGGTAGCGAACTACCACCTTAACAATATCAAGAATAGCCTTAGTCCTTCAATGTTGATTAACTTCAATAACGGAGTTCCTTCAGAAGAGGAGAGAGAGCTAATAGAGAGAAGGATACACGAGAAGTATAGCGGTAGCAGCAATAGCGGTAATGTGATATTGGCGTTTAATGATAACAAGGAGATGGCAGCTACTATTGACCCTATCCAACTATCAGATGCAGCAGACCAATACCAATTCTTAGCGGATGAGAGTATGCGTAAGCTAATGGTGGGTCACAGGGTGACTTCTCCTATGCTAATGGGTATCAAGGATAACTCTGGGTTGGGTAACAATGCTGATGAACTGAAGACTGCAAGTCTACTATTCCACAACACAGTCATTAAGCCTATTCAAGAGCTTATCATAGATGGAGTGGACGATATACTTGCTATAAACGAGGTATCCCTTAATTTATACTTTAAAACGCTTCAGCCGTTAGAATTGACTGCTGATATGGATGAGGAGGTAAGAGAAGAATTGTCTAAAGAGGACTTGCGCCCTTTTCTTAATGACNAGTTAGCCCACGAGATGTTAGATGCATTGGCTGACTTGGGTGAGGATGAGCCAGAAGGCTATGACCTCATTGATGCAGAAGATGTAGGTGAAGAACCAGAGGAGTTTGATGTAGAGAACTACTTGAATGGTTTGGTTAATTTATCAGCTACACAAGACAGTAATCAAGATTCTGACATATACAAGGTTAGATACAAGTACGCTAAGGGTACTAAGAAGAGTTCTAAGGGCAGTTCAAGAGCTTTCTGTAGCACAATGCTATCTAAGGCTAAATTGTACCGCAAAGAGGATATAGGTATGATGTCCGCAAGAGGCGTTAACAAGTCTTTAGGACACAAGGGTAAGAACTACTCTCTATTTATGTACAAGGGTGGTGTAAACTGCTACCATAGATGGGAGCGTAGAATATACAAGAAGAAGATAAAGAACAACGGTGAACCCTATGGAGGCGATGCCCTACGAGGGACTAAGTTTGTTAATGTAAACCAAGCGGTAAGAGAAGGATTTAAGATGCCAAAGAACCCTAAGCAAGTGGCTATAGCTCCTATTGATATGCCCAATCAAGGACACCATCCTAATTACGGAAAATAATGGCTAAAGTATTATTCATAAAGAGAGACGATTTAGTACGCAATAGCATACTATCTGGTAATGTTGATAGTGACAAGTTCTTACAGTTCATAGAGATAGCCCAAGAGATTCATTTACAGAACTACTTAGGCAGTAATCTATATGATAAACTACGAAACGACATCATTGCGGATACACTACCTGTTGCATACGCTACCCTATTGGACGAGTATGTACAACCAATGCTTATACATTGGGCAATGGTAGAATACTTACCTCACGCTGCTTACACTATTGCTAATGGAGGTGCTTACAAGCACACCGCAGAGAATAGTATAGCAATGGAGAAGGAAGAGGTAGACTTTTTAACGAACAAGCATAGAAATATAGCAGAACACTACACTCGTAGGTTCATTGACTATATGAGCTTTAATAATTCAATCTATCCAGAATACAACACTTCCACTAATGACGATATGCACCCAGACAAAGAATCATTCTTTAGCGGATGGCAAATGTAAACGCTACGAGCCTAAGAAAGTTAACCTTAACAAGCTGAAGAAGCTGATAGAAAAAATAGAGAACAATGGCAACAGGTGAAAAAGGATATGGAGCAATATACGGCTCTACTTGGTGGGGTAGCGGAGATGCTTTAACCAATCAAATAGGTTGGGGTTCTGCTATGTTCTACATATTAGACCCTGCTGCATTTCAAAATAGAGCATTAGAAGATGGTGCTACGATGGAGGCTTTTGAATGTGTGAGCAAGTCATTAAGAAGATTCCCACAAGCGGATAGAGGCAGACAATTAATGGATGCTTATGATAGCAGAGTAGAATTAGCAGGAGGTGATACAGAAGCGAGAACCTGTACGATTAACGAATTAAACGAATTGATATGAGTCTGTATAAGGATGCATCATTAGTAATGATACCGAGTGCGGTAAAGGATGGTAAGTTGTATAGCATACGCCCTACTCCAGAATATGGAGCAGAGTTAGTTACCAATGGCGATTTTGCTACTGATAGTAATTGGACTAAAGGTACAGGTGTAACAATTAGTGGAGGTTCTGCAACTTCTTCAACAGGGGGTACTTATATAGTATTAAACCAATCTACACCAATTGCAGTAGGGACAATCTATCAGTATTCATTTAATGTAACCATAGTAAGTGGTGGCATTAGACTTGGCGATACCTCATCGGTTTGGTCAAATACTGCAACTTCTTCAGGTATTTATTCGGGTTCTGTAACCGCAGCAAATGGAGTTATATATTTTACATCACCAAGTAATGATTTTGTAGGTTCTATTAATAGTGTATCTGTAAAAAAAGTTATTGTTGGTAATGGAGACTTCACATTTAGCAGGGGTTCAAATCTTGCTGCTACAAGGGTAGATGTTAATGGTCTTATTGAGAAGGGTAGAGAGAATCTCTTGCTGCAAGGAAGTAATATATCTACTCAATCGGGTTCTTGGTTTGCAAATCAATCGGGTTCTAATACTGAAAA